TGAAAGAAACAAAGTATATTATTATATTAAAATATATAAAGGGGGTTAAAATGACTAATAAAGCAAGTACAGAAGTATTAGGAGCTGTACAAGGTTTTCCATATTTTGTATTGCGTAGAGAAGTTACAACAGGTTATAACATTTATGCACAAGAGTTATTGGAAATACAACAGCATTATATCGATTATAAAAAAGGTGTAAAGTTTTATCCAGAGGGAACGGGCGGTGATTATGTTCCAAGTACAATACGTTTTAAGAAAGCAAAGGTGTTAATTGACAAAGAAGCACGTTTCATGTTTTCACAAACTCCTGATATTGTGTTGCAAGGTAATGGAGTAATGGAAGAAGAAGCAACACAGATACAGCAATATCAGAAAGTAATTGATACAATAATCAAAGATAGTGCGTTTAGTAAGAAGTTATTACAAAGCGCAAAAGATTGTTTCATCGGAAAGAGAGTTGCAGTATGCGTAGATTATGATGAACATGACGGAGCATTGTTACATTTTTACAGTAGTTTACAGTTCTATTACGAAACAGAATATGGAAGTGATAAATTGACAAAGTTCGTAACTTTTGAAAATGTAACAGAAAGTAAAACATCGTCAGAAAGAATATTTCTTGTAAATAGATATGAAATAATTGATGGTGTGGTATGGTTTGAATCAACATTGTTCGATGGTGGTGGCAATGTGATAGAAGAGTTAATCGCAAGTAAGCCATTGGAGATTGAGAAAATACCCGCTGTAATAATTTTTAATGATGGAACGCTGACTGATAAACGAGGAATAAGTGAGATAGTCGATTTGATTGATATTGAGCAAGGCTACAGTAAAATCGGAAATGCAGATATTGACAGCGAGCGCAAGGGAATGAACCCTATACGCTATGTTGTTGATATGAACAGTGCAACGACAAAAAATTTATCATCTGGGGCAGGTGCTTTCTGGGAAATGAAAAGTGAACAGAACCAAAACAATGTAACACCGATGGTTGGAACATTAGCTCCGCAGATGAATCACACTGAGAGTGTTAAAACAACACTTGAACGACTTGAAACGAATATGCATGAGTTAGTAGATGTGCCGAACATTACAGCAGAAACATTACAGGGAACAATTACAAGTGGAAAAGCGTTAGAAGCACTTTATTATCCGTTGCAGGTTCGTTGCGATGAAAAAATGAAAACATGGATACCTGCATTACAGCACATTTTTGAAATGTGCGTTGAGCTTGTGTTGTTGAATAAAGAAACAGCCGTGAGCATATATGGACTAACGGTGCTCGATGAAATACCATTTAATGTAGAGATTATTCCAAATTATGCATTACTGAAAAATGCAATGGCACGTAGTAGAAAGTCATACATTAAGAAGTGGCGCAAAGATGAATTTAAAAATGATAAACAGATTGAAGATGAATTGTTACAAATTGCAATTGAACAGAATATGATGGATACGCTAAGTTTAAATTCACAGGTGCAAACAGAGCTTAATCAACAAGCACAGCAAACTAGTTTGGAGAATCAACTTGAAAATGTTCAAACACAAAACAAACTGGAATTTTTATAAAAGTGTTGACAAACATATATATATTAGTGTAATATAATAAGTGTAAAGAACAAAACAAAAACAAAGAAAGTAGGGATGTATGGGAATATTTAGTTTAAAGGATGCAGAGCAGGTAAGAAATTCAATTATAATGAGAGAACAGAAGAGGATTAGAAAGTTATATGGTGACTTATATCAAGAGGTCACAAAGCGTATAGCAAGTGTGCCAAATAGTGATATGCAAAAGCAGAATCTTGTGCTACTGCAAAGAGAATTAAATACAAGGATGCACCAACTTAGCAATGACATTAAAAATGGAATTGCAAGAAGCATTAAAACGGTAAGCAGTGCAGTCGTGGAAGATACAAGAACATTTTTAAAAAGTTGTGGTTTTAAAGATAGTGAAATTCATAATGCTTTTCAATATGTTCCAGACCAAATTGTGCGAAATATCTATACAGGAAATGTGTATGGAAAAGGATGGAGCTTTTCAGATGCAATTTGGAAGATGGAGCGAAAGAACAGAAATCTGATAAATGAGATTGTTTCACGAGGAACGGCGCAAGGAAAAAGTACATTAGAAATAGCAAAAGACATTGAGAAGTTTATAAGACCAGAAGCAAGAAAAGCAAGTAGGGTAATTGATTTTGTGAATCCGAGAACAGGAAAACCAGATAAATTCTATTTCGGAAATGTTGATTATAATGCACAGCGGCTTGCAAGAACATTAATTAATCATGCATATATGCAAAGCAGTCAAGCAACCAATGACAAGAACCCATTTTGTACAGGTTATATTTGGCATAGTGCAATGGAACACGGTAGAACGTGTGCAACGTGCATGGACAGGGATGGTCAGTTGTTTGAAAAAGGTGAAGTACCAGAAGACCATCCGAACGGACTTTGTACAATAGAGCCGTATATTGAAAATGATATGTCAGAAATTGCTAAAATGATTGGTGATTGGTATAATTCACCAGACGGTACTTTTCCAGAAATAGATGAATATGCAATGACATTTTGAAAAGAGGTGAATACATATTGAAACATATCAATAAAACACAAGTGCCAAATATTTGTCCGAAGTGTGGCGAGATAAACTATACTGGTGTACAGGAAGTCAAACGAGAATGGGTACATACAGAAGATGATAGACATATCAGAGTAATATATATCGAATGTACACGATGCAAGGAAAAAATGATATTGCAAGCAGACACTAAACAGACAATATCACTTAGAGATAAGGCTATACGCTTGTTATTGCGTAGGAATCGTGCAGAGTATGAAAAGGCAGATAAAAGGCTTACTGAAAAAAGGAATTTCTTAAATGAGCAAATACGAGGTCTAACAGTGTATGATGAAAATGAAAAAATTTTTACAGAACACTTGACAGTATTGAGGGAGAGTGATATAATTGAAAGTGACTTGTGATAGATGTAAAAATGAGTTCATTCCTATGTTGAAAGAAGATGAATTGCAAGTCAGCGCAAACAAGGTTATCATTAAAACATATTTCATTTGTCCGCATTGTGATAATGAATATCCAGTGTGCTATGATGACGCTACAACATTAGGCATCAAAAAGCAAATACGCAAATGCGTTGCACAACTAAGCTTTTTGAGAGATACAGACTATGAGAGAGAGTTAAATAAAGTAAGAAGAAAACAGAGACGGTTACAAGTGAAGCAACAGTGGTTAGAGACAGAATTTTTAAAAGCAAAACGAGAAAAGGAGATTTAGAGAATGGCAGAAACACAAACACAAACACAAACACAAACACAAACAGAATCTAGCGCACAAGCACAGCAGACACAGCAGACACAGCAAGCACAGCAAGCACAGCAGATTGATATTGATGCAGTGAAAGCCGAAGCGGTTAGCGAACTATTGGAGTCACTTGGCATTGATAATAAAGATGCACTTTCAGAGATTGTAACAAAATCTAAAGAAGATGAAGATAAAAATAAAACAGAATTACAGAAAACAGCGGACAATCTCAATATTACTGCAAAAGAGCTAGCGACAGAGCGACAAGCAAGACAAGTTGCTGAAGCTAAATTCACGGCGGTTGAACTTGGAGCTAAGCCAGAGTTGGTTGGCGATTTAGTTGTTATTGCTATGGCTAAGGTAACAAAGGACAAAGACATTAATGCTGTGATTGCAGAAATTAAAGAGTCAAAAAACGGCTCTGTTTATTTTATTTCGGAAGAAGAAAACGAGCCAAATAAAGGCAAAAACACAACGAGAAAAAATAGTAGTGCAAAAACACAGCAACAGCAACCAAATTCTGACAAACCACACGCAGGCACAATGGCAGAGCGGTTGCTTTCAAGCAGGAAAACAGTTAAAAAGACATATTTCAATTAAAAAGGGGGCAAAACAATGTTTAACCATACAGGAATTAAAAAAGAAACCTATGGAAGTGGTACACAAATTCTTGCAAGCACTGAATTACAATATTCTGTGGGTATTGTAGTTGATGAAACTTGCGGTGTAACAGTTGGTAGTAAAAAGATTGCTAAAGCAGGAACCCCAGTAACGGGTTCATTAGATGCACGCACAACAGCATTTTTACCTGCCAGTGCAGGTTCAGCTAGTGCCGCTTCTAATGCAATTGGAATTTTACTACATGATGTAGATGTTACGGACGGTGATGCGAATGGAGCACTTCTGGTGTTTGGTTTTGTTAACACAAACAGAATCGACACAACAACAGCCGCTAAACTTACATCATATGTAAAAGCCGCACTTAATAAGATTACATTTTTAGCTTGTTAGAAATGAAATATAACAGATAAACAGAACATATAAAAGGGGGTAAACAATGACTATTTATGACCTTATTACAAGTAATGAAATTGTTGCATACTGGGAATTAAAAACACAGGATAGAGAGCCATACATCGGTGAACAGTTGTTCCCAAGTGACAAAAAATTAGGACTCGATCTCAAATGGCTGAAAGGTTCTAGTGGGCTTCCAGTTGTGTTAAAGCCGAGTGCGTTTGATGTTTCCGCAGTTCCACGTCCTAGGATTGGTTTTGACAAACTGAATGCGGAAATGCCGTTTTTCAAGGAGTCTATGTACATTGATGAAGAGCTGAGACAGGAGCTTAATAAAATTATCGGCAGTGGTGTACAGGCTTATATTGATGCGGTGGTTAATCGTATTTTTAATGATGAACTTACACTTCTTGAGGGAGCAAGCGCACAGCGTGAGCGTATGCGTATGATGATGCTTACAACTGGTACTATTAGTATTACAGCAAATGGACAGGATTATGACTACGATTACCAGATGCCGAGCACACATAAAGTAAATGCCGCCGCAAGTTGGGCAGGCGCAAGCGCAAACATTATTAATGATATTAGAACAGGTATCGATAAGATTGTAGAGGATACAGGTGTAACACCTGCACGTGCAATCTGTAGCACAAAAGTTATGGGATATATCCGTAACAATACTGAAATTAAAAAGTCTGTTCTTGCACGTACAGATGGAAATGGGTATATTTCGGATGCAATGATTAAACAATTCATGAAAGATGAATTTGGAATTTCGATTGAAACAAATGATAAACGTTATGTTGATGAAGCAGGTACTAAACAGCGTTATGTTGCGGATGACATTTTCTGTATGTTCCCAGATGGAACGCTCGGTACAACATGGTTCGGAACAACACCAGAGGAATCAGACCTTATGGCAAGTGGTGTTGCAAATGTAACAATTACTGATACTGGTGTAGCCGTTACAACAGCGGAAAAAGTTGACCCAGTGCAGGTAGATACAAAAGTAACAATGATTTGCTTACCAGATTTCCCAACAGCAGACCAAGTATACGTAATTGACGTTCTTGGAGCATAGGAAAGGGGAATTTAAATATGGCATATATTGAGATTAAAAAAGGGAGAAAGCGCAACATCGTTTCAGAACATCAATTTGAAACATTGTTCGCACCGAGAGGATGGCAGAGAGTGACAGAGGAAAGGGCAGTTGAAAAGATTGCCGAACTCGTTTCAGAAGAAGAACAGGCAGACGAACTCGAGACGACACCAATTAACAATATGAGTAAGACACAACTTAAGGCATATGCCGAAAGGCATCATATTGATATTACAGGAACAAAGAGTTTCGCAGAAGCAAAGAAACGTGTACAAGACGCAATTAAGCAGTCAAAGATGTAACATAGAAAGGGGCGCAAGTATGGACGCATTGAAACAATTAAAATTCAACTTGCGAGAATCACAAGCACCGTTTTTTGAGGATGAAGAGTTGCAATATCTTTTGGACAAAAACGATGGTGATGTGAACAAAGCAAGCTATGAGGGATTAATCATTAAAGCAGAAGTTAATGGACTAAGTGTAAGTGGACTTACAACAAAAGATAGTTCAAGTTACTTCAAAATGCTTGCGTCTCATTATGTGACAACCAATAGTGGGGTGCTTGCTGATGATTGATGATAAGAGACTTGAGCGAGAATTGAAAAAGGTTCAACGTGAAATCAAAATAAATGGTGACACATTCGATGTTTCACGTGAAACATTTGATGAATATGGAGAACCCACTGATGTGACAAAGTTTTTTTATATACAGGGATTATTTCATTACAGTACAGGGTATATGAAGAGAACAACACAGGACGGCACAGACACGCATCAAAAAAAGCAACCTATGCTAATGGTTGATTATATTGCGCTACAACTTTCTGAGATACCAATAGAAATCGGTGACAAGATAAATACTCGATACAAAGTTATATCAATAGATGACATTGGCGGCTATGGAATTGTGGCAGATATAACATTGGAATATATTAATGATGGGGCGATGCAATAATGGGATTTTATGTTAATGCAGACCAATTGCTAAATAAGATGTGGACAGCTGAAACAAAAGCGCAAGCCGCTATACGTATGTATGCAATGCAAGGTGCACAGAAATTCGAGAATTATGCGAAGAGAAATAGACCATGGACAGACCGTACAGGGCGAGCGAGACAAAGTCTCAAGGGTTATATAGAGACTTCCCCGAATGTCACGTATATTAATATTGCTCATGGTGTGTATTATGGAATATATCTTGAATTGTGTAATGAGCGTAAATATGCTATACTACAAAAAACGGTTGACGCAAATGCACAGGAAGTTTTACAAGGTTTCGAGGAGTTGTTGAGCTACATTTTTTAGGGGGAACAATATGAGTACATTAAAACAAATATTTGATGTGTTAAAGAGTAACACAGAATACGATGTATTTTTTCCGTCACAACATAAAGGAAACTGTATAAGTCCATATTATGTTGTGAAAGCAGATGGAGCAACAACAGAGGTTAGCATAAGCAGTGAGAGACCGTTATACAGTATTCTTTGTTATGTTCCAAGAAACAACTATACAACGCTTGAGGTTATGGAAGAGAAAGCAAAGAAAGCAATGAAACAACTTTTCCCGATGCTTATGTATGCAGGTAATGAAACAACATCGTTTTATGATGAAGACATAGATGGACATATGATAAGTTTTCAATATCAAGCGTGCAGAAAAATAATTGAAACAGATTATATGAAGATTGATAGAAAGGAGTGATGTATATGTCAGTAACAAAAAAGAAAGGTACAGCAATTCCTACCATTGATGTTAATTTAGTAGTTGCTCGTACTGGCAATGAAGAAACAGGTACGCAAATTGCAATTGATACCGCCAACAAAATTGCAGTTGAAGCACAAACTGAAACAACAGACGCTATTAAGCTTGTGAAGCTTGGCAAGGTGCTTGCTCAGAAGCCAGAAGAAGTTACTATTACAGGCAATCAGATTACATTGACAGACAATGTTTTTGTGCCAGAGTTGGTACAAATATTGCAAGGCGGTACAATTTCTGGAACAGGTGATACACTTGTTTATACACCACCAGTCTCGGGCAGTGGTGAAAAAGGTGAGGTATTCGCACTTGATTGCTATTCTGCACAATATGATGCATCTGGTCAAATTGTTCGATATGAGGTAATTACATATCCGAATTGTCAAGGTAACCCAGTTGCTTTTAGTTCAGAGGATGGAGTATTCCGTACACCAGAATATACTATTAACAGTGCACCTAAAACTGGTGAAGCACCATATACCATTAAATACGTTAAAAACTTGCCAGTGTTTAATTAGGCGAGTATTGATAGTATTGATTCAAAAAGGGGCGCAACTCTTATGAGTGCGCACCCTATATTAATATATAGAGATAGTAAAGGAGAATAAAACATGGTACAGAGTAAAACAAAACAGGTGTTAAAACCTACAACATTAGCAGATATTAAGGCATTCGCAAATGGTGAATTGGTAGAATTACCGTCATTTATTGAGGGGGCATCGTTTGTTGCAAGAATGCGTAGACCATCATTGCAGAGTATGGCAAAAAGTGGAAAAATACCAAATACATTGCTTGTAAAAGCAAATGAACTATTTTTTCGAGGGCAGAGTAATGAGGATGTTGACATGGAAGATATTGAGTTATTACCTAATTCGTATGAATTGTATCATATTGTGGCAGAAGCAAGTTTGATTGAACCATCACTCGCAGAG